GTTTTGTTAAGGGTACAGAGCTTGAGACAGATATAGAGTTTTTAACCGAACAATTGTCCGTAGGAAACTCAATACTAACTGGTGTATCAACACAAGATTTTAATTTAACACAGACAGCTACTGGTGAATTATTATTTACAGAAATCGTTCCGAGTGTTACTGTGACTTACACAGAGATCACACATACAGGTGATAATTGGACAGAGATTACTCACACAGGCGACACTTGGACAGATGTGAGTACAAATTAGGAGTTATAGATGGCGAGTTCGTATACAGCAAATAACGGCATAGAAAAGATTGGTACAGGCGAACAAGCAGGTACTTGGGGTGCAACAACCAATACAAACTTTGATATTCTTGACAGAGCTATAAATGGCGTAGGTGCAATCACATTATCTGGTACAACACATACGTTGACAACAACAGATGGTGCGTTGTCCGATGGTCATTTTAAAGTATTAGTTTTTGGTGGCACTTTAAGTTCTACAAACACTGTTACCATATCACCTAACGATCAAGACAAATTGTACTTTGTATTTAATAACACATCTGGCGATCAATCTATAATAATTAAACAAGGCAGTGGTGCAACTGTAACTGTTGCTAATGGTAAAACTGCTATTGTGTATGCAGATGGTGCAGGGTCTGGTGCGGCAGTCGCACAGATAGAAACTGGATCAGATGCTTTTACAGAAGATTTAACAGTAAAAACTGGTGATGGTGCTTTGTTGACATTACAGACATCTGACACAACAGTTGTTGATGGTGATGTACTTGGTGCATTACAGTTTCAAGCACCGAATGAAAGCAGTGGTACAGATGCTATAACAGTTGCAGCATCTATCGTAGCAGAGGCAGATGACACCTTTGCCGCAGATAGTAATAAAACAGATTTGGTGTTTAAGTTAGGACAGTCCGAAGCCGCAACAGAAAAAATGAGACTAACGCATGAGGGTGATGTTGAACTTCAAAATGATTTGACTTTAAAGTCGGATGCGTCATTAATTAAATTTGGTGCTGACAGTGAAATAACATTAACCCATGTAGCAGATACAGGCTTAACATTAACACACACTGCTACTGGTGCTGGAACACCTGTTGTCTTAAATCTTAAATCTGAAGAGGATGCGATTGCTGATGGTGATGTAATTGGTAAGATTACTTTTACGTCTGGCGATGACAGTGGAACGGATGCGATAGCTACAGCAGCATCAATTGAAGCTGAAGCTGATGACACTTTCGCAGCAGATAGCAATAAAACAGATTTAGTGTTTAAGCTAGGCAGTTCTGAAGCTGCGACAGAAAAAATGAGATTAGCACATGAAGGTGTTTTGTCTATACCTGCTGATGGTAGCACAACTACAAATGGTATTCATATAGGAGCAGGTGCTGATTTAAAACTTTATCATGAAAGTGATACAAATATAATTTCATCAGGCACAGGAAATTTTCCAATAAGAATACAAGCCCACAATAATGAACAGATGGCTTACTTCGCTGTTAATGGTGAAGCAATTTTATATCACGATGGGTCGCAAAAACTTGCTACTTCATCTGCTGGTGTAAGTGTTACTGGAGCATTAACAGCAAGTGGTGACGTTACAGCTTTCTCAGATGAAAGATTAAAGTCAGATATAGAAACGATAGATAACGCTTTGAACAAAGTTATGAATATGCGTGGTGTATCTTATACAAAACAAGCTGAAAAAGGTATTGGTGTTATTGCTCAAGAGATAGAAAAGGTTTTACCAGAGGTTGTAACAGATGGTGAATATAAGTCTGTTGCGTATGGCAACATAGTTGGTGTTTTAATTGAAGCGATTAAAGAACAGCAAAAACAAATTGATGAATTAAAGAAAGATAAGTAAATATGGCTCTAACAGGTAGTGGCACTATAAGTATGAGCGATATGCGAACCGAGTTTGGCATATCTGGTGCTATATCTATGAGTGACTTGTATAGAGGTGGTAGTGAAGTTCCGTCATCAGTAAATACAACAGTAACTGTTTCTGAAGTAGCAAACATTATAACTGGTTATGGTTATTCAGGTGCAAGATATAATCATGGTAACACTGCTACATCTACAAGTCCAAATACGGGTGCTGATTATGGTTATTGGCGTGGTGGTGTAGCTCATGCCAGTGGTCCTTCTTATGTTGATTACTACTCTAATTATACATTTTTTTATAATTCAAGTTGGACTAGTGGTACTGCTCCACCCGATACAGTTTTTGATTTAACATTTAGTCATACTGCAACTTACTATTATCAAACATCTTCTTATGAGTTAACTAACGGAACTTTTCATGTTGGTACATCTTCTGATGATGATAGTTTAGTTGATGATGTTTTAGGTTCTAGTGGAAGTGGTGCTAGTCCTGTTACAAGAAATGGTAGTTTTAGTGCAACAGCAGGTTCTCCTATAAGAGTTTCAGTAAAAATGCCTTTCGTTTTAACTCCTAATTATAGTTGCATATACAATCAGGTAGCTATAAACACTGGTTCAAGTGGAAGTGGTTCACGAGCATTGAGTGTTAACTCTGGTGTTCCGTCATCTGGTACTATATCTTTTTCTGATTTATATAGTTCAATAGGTTCATAATGCCATTAACCAAACTACAGTTTAAACCAGGTATAAACAGAGAGATTACAAAATACAGCAATGAAGGTGGTTGGGTTGACTGTGATAAGATACGTTTTCGTTTTGGCTATCCAGAGAAGTTTGGTGGTTGGGAAAAATTAACAAGCAATACTTATCAAGGCACAGCAAGACGTTTACACAACTGGTTAGCTCTTGATGGATCAAACTTTCTTGGTGTTGGTACGCATCTTAAATATTATATAGAAGAAGGTGGTACATTTAATGATATAACACCAGTTCGTGCATCAACAACAAACTCTACGACTTTCTCAGCTACAAATGGTTCTGCAAATATAACTGTCACAGAGAGTAATCATGGTGCGGCAGAGAATGACTTTGTTACATTTAGCAATGCTGTTAGTTTAGGTGGTAATGTTACAGCGTCTATACTTAATGCAGAACATCAGATTGTATCTGTAACTAATGCAAATACTTATGTTATTACAGTTAGTGTAACTGCAAATGCTTCTGACAGTGGTAATGGCGGCAGTGCAACAGATGCCGAATATCAATTAACTGTTGGTCTTGACTCACAGGTTGGTGGTACAGGTTGGGGTGCTGGACTGTTTGGTGGTACAACAGCAGGTGCTTTGACAACCACTTTAGCCGAAGATTTAGACAACAGTGAAACAGGTGTTGATGTAGCAGACGAAACGGGAATAACAACAGATAATGATGTTATATTAGTTGGTGAAGAACTTATGCTTGTAACAGCAACAACTGATGATAATACCTTAACTGTTACGAGAGGACATAGTGGCACAACAGCAACCACACACTCAAATGGAGCAATTGTTCGGCTTGCTGTAGGTAATGCGTCATCTGATGATGACTTTACTGGTTGGGGTATAGCAGCAGTATCTGGTACAACTCGTGAAATACGAACATGGTCACATGACAACTTTGGAGAAGATTTATTAATAAATCCTAGAGATGGTGGAGTATTTTTGTGGGATAAGACTAATGGTCTGTCAACAAGAGCAGTAGAACTTAGTACTATATCTGGTGCAGAAAACGTTCCTACCATAGCAAAACAAATTCTTGTAAGTGATCAGGGTCATGTATTTGCATTTGGTGCTAATACTTATGCAACAACAACACAAGACCCATTGTTAGTTAGATTTTCATCTTTTGACAATCCACTCGTTTACACTGTGTCTGCAACAACAAGTGCAGGATTTTTAAGTATTGGTTCAGGTTCTGAGTTTGTACAAGCTGTCAAAACAAAACGTGAAATACTTGTTTTTACTGATATTTCTTTACATACACTTAGATATTTAGGTGCACCATTATACTATGGCATAGAGCAAATAGCATCTAATATAACAATCATGGGGCCGCAAGCAGCTGTTGCTACACAAGATTTTGTATTTTGGATGGGTAAAGATAATTTTTATGTATATGCGGGTGGAACGCAAACCTTACCTTGTACTGTCAAAGACAAAGTTTTTCTTGATTTTAATAGTCAACAAGCAGACAAAGTTATTGCAGGCGTTAATTCTGAATATACAGAAGTTATATGGTTTTATCCGTCTGAGTCTAATTCACTTAACAATGGTGGCACGGGCGACATAGATAAATATGTTGTATATAACTATGGTCAAAAGATATGGTATTTTGGTACGTTAGCAAGAACTGCTTGGTTAGATAGAGGTATTCGAACATTTCCTATAGCTGCTGGAACTCCTAATTTATTTAATCACGAAACAGGATATGATGATGATGGTTCTGCCATGACATCATTTATTGAGTCAGCACCAATGGATATAGGTGATGGTGATAAATTTAGTTTAATACAAAAAGTCATACCTGACTTAACATTTGAAGGTTCTGTTAATCAAAGTACACCTGCGGCTAACTTTACAATCAAAGCAAGAAATGAACCTGGTGAGGACTATGGCAACACATCTAGTGGCACTGCAACAAGAACTGCTACATCACCTGTAGAATTATTCACTAATCAAATAGATTTACGGGCAAGAGGACGTTCATTTGCTTTGCGTGTAGACTCAAGTGCAACAGGCATGAAATGGAAACTTGGTACACCTAGAGTTAACATTAGACCAGATGGGAGAAGGTAATGTCAGTTGTCATACCTCCTAGATTACCAGAACCACCCGAACAAATTGATAGACAGTATGTAGAAGATTTGATAAGAGCGTTAGAATTGTTTATATCTCAACAGACAACAAGCACAGTTGAAGATGATGCACAAGCATTTGGTTGGTTTACAGGATAATGGCTAATACATACAAAAATGCAAAGGTAGATTTAACAACAACAGGTGCAACAACTGTGTTGACAACACCTGTTGGCTCTACAAATATTATAAAATCAATGCTTGTATCAGAAGATAGTGGAAATGCTGATACAATTACATTAACTATTACAGATACGGATAGTGCAGTGTTTAGTTTATTTAAAGTAAAGGCTGTTAGTGCAAATACAACAGTTGAATTGTTGACACAACCATTAGTGTTACAAGACTCTGAAATATTAAAAGCGACAGCAGCTACAGCTAATCGTTTACATTTGGTTGTAAGTTATTTAGAAATAAGTTAGGATAAGAGCATGAATTTAGGTAACATATTAAAGAAACTAGCTCCGATAGCCATAAATGCGATAGCACCAGGCATGGGTAAAGGATTAGGTAGTCCTGCTGTAATGAGTTTACTATCAGGTGCTTTAGGTGGTGATAAGCCACAAAATATGTTAAAAGGTGCTCTTCTTGATAAATTAGGATTAGGTTCTTTAAAACAAAAATTTAAACCTGAAAGTTTAACAGGATTTGAAGAATTTACGACATTAGTAGCAGATCCTAGAGCTCAAGCACAAACACAGCCACAAGCACAAGCACAACAAGAAGCACCAAAAGTGCAATCAAAACCAGCTTTTGAACCAAAAACATATGCTGGTGAATTAGCACAAACATTAGGTTTTGAAGATTCTACTATAGGTAAACTTTTAAATACTAATATAGGAGAGGGTTTAGCTGTAGGATTATTAGCACAATTGTTAGCATCAGGAGATGAAGAAGAGAAATCACCTTATGGCTTTGAACAAAGACCTTTTGGTGGTGGAGGTCCTGGTGGACAAGTAGGTGGATTACCCATAGCATATAAAGCTCTAGGAGGAGAAATGGATTTTCCTAGACGTGATGGTGGCATAGACCCATCTGAGGGTTCTGGCACAAAAGATGATGTACCAGCTATGTTAACTGCTGGTGAGTTTGTATTGACAAAAGATGCTGTTAAAGGTCTAGGTAATGGCAATCAAAGACTTGGTATACAAAGAGCATACGACATGATGGATAACTTAGAGAGGATGGCATAATGGCAGTTCAAACAGTTGAAAGTGTAAAACGTCTACCACCTTATCTTGAGGGTTTACAAAAACGTATGTTGCAAAGTTTGTTTGGTACGTTTGATGGTGCAACTCAAACAACGCCAGGCTTACTTGATAAACCAATAGATTTACCTGACTTTAAACTAGCTGGTTTAGATCCATTACAGAAAATGGCTTTTGCATATGCTCCACAAATGTTCGGGTCTTTTGCACCATTTGTACAAAGTGCGTCTGACCAAATAGGTCAAGGAATAGGTTCTGTAGGAGCTGGACAACAGGCATTAGGAACAGCTATGACACCATTAGGTGCAGCAGGCACAGCCATATCAAAAGGTATTGGTGCGTTAGCCGATCCATCAGCAGGTGTAAAAAAGTTTTTTGATCCTTACCAAGATGCTGTTATTAGACAAGCAGAAAAAGATATTGATAGAGATTATAGTCAAAGAAGACAACAGTTATTAAGTGGATTGCAAGGTAAAGGACAAGGTGTAGGCACAGGTCGTGGTAGTGGTCGTAGTGCTGTATTAGAAGCAGAACTAGCTAGAAACACGGCAGATCAAAAAGCAAGAACATTAAGTGGATTAAGGTCAAGTGGTTTCCAAAATGCTATGAAAAACTTTCTTGGAAGCACAGAATTATCTGGTCGTTTAGGTAGTCAATTAGGGGAGGTAGGTACAAGATTTGGAGATATTGGTGCTAAATTTGGAGGTTTGGGTGACGTTTATAATCGTTTCGCTGGCACTACTGGAGATTTGGGAAGATTAACATCTGAACTTGGTCGTGCTGACATAGGCTCTATTGCAAGTCTTGGTCAGATGGGTCGTAACTATCAACAGCAAATGCTTGATGCTTACAGGCAAAATCAAATGCAAAATATTATGGAGCCTTTTACAAGACTTCAATTAGGATCTAGCTTTTTATCAGGTATGCCAAGCTCTGACGTGGCAAGTACGTTTCAATCTACAGTAACACCAGCAACAAACCCATTCCTAGCAGGTATAGGTGCTTATACAGCCTTACAGGGTGTTGCTCCATACGGGAAGTAAATTATGGCTGACAATCCTTTTTTTAGATATAATGTTTTTAGTAATCCTGTATTAACAGGAGATGATAAGGGTATTAGTCAAGTATTTCCTTCAAGAGGTGACGTAGATGCAACTCGTGGATCAGAGTTAGGAAGATCAGCAGCAACTATAGCAGACGTTTTTGGAGATTTATTTTTAAGTCCGATTAGAATTGGGGGTGCAGGATTAAGAGATGCTGGTTTAGGTATTTATGATTTTTTCTCACAACCAAGTTCAACTATAGACCCATATGCTGATTTAAAAGATGCTAAATTAGCACCAGAAGATAAAGGTGAACCATCTAGTCTTAGAAATTTATCAAAATCTGATTTTGAATTAAGAGCAGAAGAAGATGAGGGATTGATAGATTCTGATATTCAAAAAGAAATAAATAAGTTAACTAATCAAACAGGCATAACTAAAGATGCAACTAAAGGTGCAACTAAAGGTGCAACAGACCCTAATGTAAGTTCTGATGTAGCACCAGAAGATGAAGGTTTACCATCTGATATAATTAAAACTGATACAACTAAAGCTGACGAAACTAAAACAGGCACAGGCACAGGTGGATTAACACCAGAAGAGCAATTGATGAAATCTGGTATGGATTCATACATAGCTGCTTTAGGAGAAGATGTTGAGGTAGGTAGCATTGAAGATTATAAAAAAGAGTTTGAAAAAGCCACAGGTATAGATGCCTCTGGTAAAGTTGATAAGTCTATGGCTTTAACTGCTCTTGGATTAGCTCTTATGCAGAACAAAGCAGGTAAAGGTTTCAATGTAGGTAACATATTAAGTGAGGTCGGTAAAGCTGGTGAGAAAGCATTGCCTGCTCTTGAAAAAGCAAAGTCTGAAGCTAAAGCTGGTCAACTAGCCGCAGGTAAATATGCTTTAGGACAAAGACAAAAAGATTTAGCCACTAATCAAGCTAAAAGCCAAGACATTGCTAATAAAATTTTTGAAATCAATAAAATGTCTATTGGTCAAAGTTTTGATATGCAAAAATTAAATCAAAAATATATTTATGATTTAGCTTTACAAAAACAACAATTAGATGATGAAATAAGAATTGCTCAAATGACACCAGAAGAATATGGTGACAAATATATGAGTAAAGCAACTAAAATTGAATTGTTGCCAGAATTAAATATTCAAGTTCAACTTCCTGATAAAAATTATAAAGGTCCAGACAAAGTTTCTGGTGCGTTATTAACACCAATAGCATCAATAGCAAAAGAATTAAATACTAGAGAAAAATCATATACTAAATTAGAAGATGAGCTAAAAGAAGTAAACGCAATAGCACAAGCTGGAGGAACTACCATACCAGCAAAGTTACAAAGTTTAGGTGTTAGTTGGGCTAAAGCTTTTGGTATGGCTAAAGGTATGGATAATCCTACTAAAAGAGCACAATACATATTAAAAACAATTCAAGCAGGAAATGCGGCTTTGATATTAGGTGAAGCTGGAAAAACAATATCTGATCGTGATAGAGCTTTAGTAGAAGACTTTGTTGGTACGATAAGTCTTAAAGAAATTGATAGTGGTGATCCAGCATTTTTAGCTGAAAAACTACAAAAAGTTTTTGAATTGACTGTTCAAGCATCAAGAAATTCTTTAGATAGAGCATATATAGAATTAGGTCAATATGGTTATAATTTAGGACCTATGGCAGAAAAATTAAACGCAGCTAATCAAATTGTGGATTAAATAATGAGTCAAGCTGAATTAGAAAAATATGCAGATTGGATAATAGCGAATAAAGATAAAAAAGGCACTCCTGAATTTGAAACAGTTGCTGAAGCCTATAAAGCATTAAGAGACAAACCAAGTGGATTAGATGTTCCTGAATATTATAAAAGAGGAACAGGTATAAAAACAGATAAATCTCAAATAGAAGCAAAAGAAAAAGACGAACAAATGTTCGATAGAACCACTGGAATAAAAAATGCCAAGCTCCGTGCTTCTTTATCTGTAGCAGAAAAAGATTCTGAAAAAATTAAAGTTTTAAAAAAGTTTGGTTTATCTGATGATGATTTTACACAAGATAATCGTGGACAGTTTGCTTTGACACCAAGTGGTGCAAAACAATTTGGTTTAGAGACAGACAAAAATGTTATCATTGATGAGAGTGGTCTTACTAGATATGACTTTGCTGATTTAGCTGGTATTGTTCCAGAAGTCGCTGGTGCTGTTGTTGGTGGTTTAAAAGGAGCTGCGAAAGGAGCGGCTATAGGCACTGCTGTTCCAATTATAGGAACGGGAGTAGGTGCTTTGTTTGGTGGTGCTCTTGGAGCAGGAGCAGGTGCCGCTACTGCCTCTGTAGCTGAAGAGGCTGGAGAAGCCATAGCAGGTGTTAATGACCAAACAGCAGGTGAAGTAGCAAAAGATGCAGGTCGTGAAGCTCTTTGGGCGGCAGGTGGTGAATTGGTTTTTGGTACACCATTTTTATTATTTGGTAAACTTGCACCTAAATCAACTATACCTCAACAAGGAGGTCAGTTATTTGATGACGCTGGTTTAGCTACAGAGCGTGGTTTTCAACTAACTAAAAAGACATTAGGTTTAAGTCCTATATTAGCTAGAACAGAATCATTAGCAGAAAGTGTCACTGGTTTTTCTGCAAGAATGACTAACAATCACAAAGCTATGGTAAAAAATCATGGCGATTGGATAGCCAAACTACAAGCGTTACGTGCATCTAGTGGTGATAAAAGTGCAGGTCAATTATTGAGAGATGTTATTCAATCACCGACAGGACCTAACGCTGAAATAATAAGAGCAGAGAGAGAAGCATTAAAATCAATACTAAAAAGTGTAAAAGACTCAGCAGATACCATTTCAAATGGATTAAATAAAAATTCTCAAATAAATCAAGATGCTTTAAAAAATATAAATCAAGCGTTTAAAGTTTTTGAAGAAGCGTCTGAAGTTAAATTTAGTCAAATTAATGCCATTTTAGATGATGTTACAGGCACTACTAAATTTGTTCCAACTCAATCAATGCGTGAAATAGGGGATAGATTGTTATCAAAATATCCTGAAGGAGCTCAAGATGTAGGAGAAGCAGCTATTGAAAGAGTGGTTGCAGTAAAATTAAATGAACAACTACAAAACTTAGGTGCTGAAACATCTTTTAAAGAATTATACACGTTAAGAAAAACAATAAATGATTTATTACATGGAAACGTAAATGTTGCAGAAGGTGCGGCAGATACTGTTATACGTGATATAATTGCTAATTCAAAAATAATAAGAAATTCTGCTTTGCTTACAAAAGGCTATCAGGACTTGTTAGAGAATATAGATGGTTTATTAACTACAACTAATTTACAGGGTTTAGTTGGATCAGCAAAATTACCAAAAGGATTTGATGTGAAAGCATTAACATCTGCTTCTAATTCATTAGAAGAAGCAAGAGAATTTTATTCTAAAGGCATGAAAGATTTTCAAAGGGTTCAAACAGCCACAGGTTATAAAGACTTAATAGATAATGCTAGAGTTGGTGGTGAAGATATTCCTAATATAAAAGGATTTGTTTTAAATCTAGTAAATAATAATAATCCAAAAGATCTTCTGTCTTTAAAAAAAGCTATAAACAATGATAAAACTTACAATAATTTAAAGAAAAGAATAGGTGAAGAGTGGACACGTAATGCTTTAACCAAAACAGGTTTTGGCTCTACTATAGCAAATAAATTTAAACCAAATGAATTTATAGATCAGGTTAATAAATTAGGGTCAACTGGCGATGAATTGTTCGGCACTGCTGGATATAAAAAATTAAAAGAATATGCCTCAAAGTTTCAAGATTTAAAAGTCTCAAGAGTAGACGAACAATTGTTGGCAACAGCTTTAGCAAATGGATTAGAAGAATCAGGAGATATTGTATCTGCTGTTCGTAGAGCTTTAGCAGTATCTAAAACTTATTCTGATGATTTTAGTGGCAAAACATTTAGAAGAATTTTACGAGATCAAGCAACACCTGAAGAAACAGCTAATTTAATAACTGCTCAAGGCACAACTTTAGATGAGATAGGGCAGATAATGAATTACTACAAAGGTAATGACGAAGCCTTATCTGCAATACGTACAAAGTTTTTAGAGGATATGACAGATGATATAGGTGTAACTATATCAGCTAAAGATATGGGTCAGTGGGGTGATAGAATTTTAAAAGCTGATTTGTCAGGCATAGCTAAAACACCAGGCAAGTTAAAATTAATTTTTGGTGATGAAGAAGCTAAAAGTATGGTTGAGTTTGGTAGGGTTCTAAAGTTAATGTCAAAAGATACAGCATCTGGTGATTTAGTTGCTGGTAATATTGTTACTAACTTTCTTTCTAATATACCAAAGATTGCAAGAATATTTGTTATTGGTCAAATCATGTCAAGTAAAAGAGCACATGATGACCTTAATAGAGCTTGGAGACAATCAAGAAATTTACCTGTTGATGAAAGACCAAAATTTTTAGCTAATGCTTGGAACACTGTTTTAAGAGGATTAAGACAGACAGCCGTTCAACAAACACAATCAGGTGTAGATGAAGCAAAAAGTCAAGCAAAAGCTATAATTAAAAATACACCACAACTTCAACAGTTAGGTAATCAATTATCAAATTTACAACAAAATATATCACAACCAAATCCAGCGTCTGGATTAGGACAAATTAATGTAGGACAACCAGCTTTAAGATCTAGTTCTATAATTGTTCCTGATCCTAGAACTCAAGCGTTGGTTAGTGCAGGAAAAATATAATGGATTTAGAAAAATTAAGAGAGCAACTTATCATTGACGAGGGTGTCAAATATGAGACTTATCTCGATCACCTCTCGCTAAAGACTTGTGGCATAGGTCATCTGTGTCGTGAAGATGACCCAGAATATGATTTACCTTTAGGAACAAAAATATCTGAAGAAAGAGTAACAGAGCTTTTTGAGCAAGACATACGAAGTGTGATTATGGATTGCAAAAAAGTTTATGATGATTGGGATAAATTGCCAGAGCCTGTAAAACAAATAATAGCGAATATGATGTTCAATCTCGGATTGCCTCGTTACAGCAGATTTCGTAGACATATACAAGCTGTCATGGACGGCAATTGGCAAGAAAGTGCAAATCAGATGCGTGATTCCAGATGGTATCGTCAGGTAACAAACAGGGCTGAGCGTTTATGTAAACGTATGGAAGAAGTTAAACCTGCTTAGCAGAACCAATACCTAAGTTACTATATCTTTTCTCATATTCTTTTTTAACAAGATTAGAAATCTGTTGACCTATCTTTCTATCTTCATCTTGTGCTATTTTTTTTATCTTTGCATAAGTATCTATATTTACACTGACACTTTTCCACTTTTCATTTGATGCCATTTACTGTATCCTTTCTAAGATATGATTAAAAAAAGTATACACTATCCTAGACAGTATGGGAAGTACAATAAATATAACGCTAAAAAAACTGAGTTTATGGGATACAAATTTGATTCTAAATGGGAGGCAGAGCGTTATGGTCAACTTGCATCTATGCAAATGGCAGGCGTTGTAGAAGATTTACAACGTCAAGTTAAGTACGACATACTTGTCAACGATCATAAAATTTGTCGATATGTTGCAGACTTTGTTTATAAATTAATACATGAAAATGGTGAAAAAGAAGAAATTGTTGAAGATGCAAAAGGTGTGCAAACCACTGATTTCATTATTAAAAAAAAGCTGATGAAAGCAATATATAATATAAATATAAAAATTTCTAAAAAAAGTACTTGATATTTCCGTACAAATCCCATATTATTAATGGGTAAGGTTTTTTTTAATCAATAACAGGAAGGAGGATTTATGACAGCAATAGCTACTATCGCAGAGAGCTTGGCAACTCATAAAGAAACTTTAGTTCGTAAATACGAACAAGCCAAAAAGGAGTTGGAGGACTTCAACAAATCACTCGAAACTAGATACTCTGATACTGCCAAAGACTTACTTAGGCAGGAGGGTAAAGATTTTGGTACTGCAACCTTGATCGAAAATAATTATAAAATAAAAATCGAGATGCGTAAAAAAGTGGATTGGGATCAAAATAAATTAAGAGACTTCTTAGAAACTCTCCCACCACAAGAAGCAGCTCATTATGCTAAAGTTAGCATCACTGTTCCAGAGGCAAAGTTTACTAATGCTGTGCCTGAAGTTCAAGACAAATTAAAAGAGTTTAGAACAGTTAGCCTACAAGGTGTTAAAGTAACTTTTGAGGAGGTTGAGTAATGGCATTTAAAATTATAGATGCCGAAACTAGGCTCAAAGAAAAGCGAGGACACAAGATCGTTATAGGAGGTCCGAGTGGTGTAGGTAAGACTACTTTGGTGCGTACACTACCATCAGAAAGCACTTTGTTTATGGACTTAGAGGCAGGTGATGCCGCTATACAAAATTGGTACATAGATGTTATTCGTCCTAGAACATGGGAGGAATGTCGTGACTTTGCGTGTTATCTTGGTGGTGCAAATCCTGCACTGAATGAAGATCAGATATACTCTGCTAGTCATTATGAAAGAGTTTGCCAAGAATATGGCAATCCCACAGAGATGTTATCTAAATACGATACAATATTTGTGGACAGTATTACAGTCGCTGGTCGCCTTTGTTTTCAATGGTGTCAAGGTCAGCCAGATTGTAAAACTTCAAGTGGTCGTTTAGATACCCGTGCAGCTTATGGTATGCAGGGTAGAGAGATGATGGCTTGGCTAACCCACCTACAACATATACGTGATAAGAATGTTATATTCGTAGGTATTCTTGATAGTAAGGTAGACGATTACAATCGTACTAATTATGACCTTCAAATAGAAGGTTCTAAGACAGGACGAGAACTACCAGGCATTGTTGATGAGGTGATTACTATGGCTATCATGCCTGGTAACGAAGACACACCACCTTATCGTGCTTTCGTTTGCCATACTCTTAATGAGTGGGGGTATCCTGCAAAGGATAGGTCGGGTAATCTCGATCTAATTGAAGAACCTAATCTTGGTAAATTGCTTAATAAAATATCTGGCAAAGAACCAACACAAAAAAGAAACTTAGATTTTAGTTTAAAAGATGAAGGAGGTAAATGATGTCAATAGACTTTAATAACATTGAACCTAATAGTAGTTCATCTGGTGAGTTTGAACTTATTCCAGAAAATACTATTGCAAGAGTTAACTTACTATTAGAGGGTGGTGATGTGGAACTACCTGAATTTGGTAGGGGTAACTTTTTTAAAAAATCACAAGGTGGTGGTAGGGCAAAATGGATGCCTGTAGTATTTACCATTACAGGTGGTGACTATAATGGTCGTAAGGTTTGGCACAGAATTTTTGTCGATGGTGACAAGATGAGTGAACGTAATGTTCCTGTTGCTAAAGAGATTGGTTTGCGAACTATGCGATCAATTATAGAAAGTGCTCGTAACATTAATCCTGATGATACAACACCAAACGCACAACAAGCTAGACAGCTTAACAGCATAGAAGATTTAAACAATATGCAGTTGTGTATTAAGATTGGTATTGAAAAAGGAACTAATGGGTATGCAGATCGTAACAGATTGATTGCACCTATAACTCCTAATCAGACAGGATATATTGGTGGCAATAATCCTACACCACCTGTTACACAGGCACAACCTCAACAAAATCAAGTTGGGAACAATGTTCCAGATTGGGCGAAGTAATGCACGATGACGACATTGAACTCAGTCCTGACCTGTCTGCGAAAGAATATGCGAGGCGACAGTCGTTGAGGAAAAAGCAGAGAACTCCTCATTCTGTAAATATTACTTTTACAGATGAGGAAAATGAGGAGTTTTTAAATAGGAAAGCTGTATTTGAAGATAACGTAGGTTTCTCTGTATCTAAAGTGCAGTTTTTAAAATCATTAATAAAAAATTATAACAAAAATTAATCAAGAGAAAGGAGGCAATTATGGTCGCTAAAAAAACTACAGTTAAAGCAATGGGGTTAAGTATTGAATCATTACAACAGACAGAGGTGTCTTTTAAAATCATAGGCACTGCACCTTTAATTTACAATTCAATGTCTTTGAAAGCACAAAAGACTTTGCTTATGGGTGCAGCGAAGAAGACTGCCGCTGAGAAAAAAGAAATCAAACATAATCCTGAAGAGGAGTTTGTAGATAGTTGTTATATCAATGGCACTAATGGTTCTTATCTTAGTTTCCCGTCCACAGGTATTAAGAGAGGCATGGCAACTGCGGCTCTTGAAACTGCTGGTGTAACAAAAGCTAGTATCAATCGTGGTATCTATGTTGTGGGTGAACATATTAATGTGTGGGGTAAACCCTATATGAATATGTCTGTTGTTCGTTCTT